CTCAAGCCTACCGCGCAGTGAAAACTGGTGACGGTGCTTGGTCTTTGTATCGCATAGCCTAAACATAAATGGGGGCTTCGGCTCCCATTTTTAAAGGAACAATCATGCCATCAAATACCCAAGCAGTAGGTGTCGCATATAGCGATCCTGAATTTACTACCTGTTACGCAAGCCAAGAAATTGGTTACAGCGCATCAGCGCAAGGTGCTGTGACACAAGCCACAAGCAAATCCACAGGTGTGACGCTGAATAACAGTGCTGGACGTATCACAATGAACAACGCGGCTTTGGCTGGCGCGACCGCAGTGTCTTTCATTCTGACCAACAGCTTGATTTCAATCAATGACACAATCATTGTGTGCGTTTCTAGTAATACTACTGGTAGCGCGGCGGGGGCTTACACCACTTACGTTTCGTATCTGGCTGCTGGCTCTGCCTTAATCACATTGCGTAATTTGACTGCGTCTACTTCATACTCTGAGGCTGTCATTATCAATTTTTCCATTATCCACGGAGCATCCTAACCAAACGGGGGTCAAAAGCCCCCGTTCTTAATTTATGGCTGTTATTTACATGTCTCATCCAGTTCATGGTGCCAAAGTTGCCACTATGGAACTTGAAGCTGAATTAGATGAAAAAAATGGATGGACAAGGTATACTTTGGACACACCTATTGAAGAGGTGGCTCCTGTTGTAAATACATTGGAAGTTAAGCGTAGGCGTGGCCGCCCTGCTGTAGAGGTGGTCGAACAAGGAGCGTAATAATGGCTACATACACGGCTGGCGATCAAATCAATAGGGCATTGCGATTGCTTGGCGTATTAGCCGAAGGTGAAACGCCATCGGCATCGGTTTCACAAGACTCGCTCATGGCGTTAAACCAGATGATTGACTCTTGGAATACAGAGCGATTATCAGTTTTTAGCACCCAAGATCAAGTTTTTACTTGGCCTGCTGGATTTATTAACCGCACTCTTGGCCCTAGTGGTGACTTTGTTGGCAATCGTCCTATCTTGTTGGATGATGCAACTTACTACCGAGATGCAAGCACGAATGTGTCATTTGGTATAAAAATGATCAATCAACAGCAGTATGACGGTATTGCTGTTAAGACGGTAACGTCTACATACCCACAAGTGTTGTTTATCAACATGACATATCCTAATGTTGATATGTATATCTATCCCAAGCCTACACGGGACTTGGAGTGGCACTTTATCAGTGTGGAAGAACTAACTCAACCTGCGACATTGGTAACGGATATTTTGTTCCCACCAGGCTATTTAAGAGCTTTCACTTACAACTTGGCAATGGAAATTGCTCCTGAGTTTGGCGTAGAACCAAGCCCACAAGTGCAACGCATTGCAATGACATCCAAGCGCAATTTGAAGCGCATCAACAATCCTGATGATGTGATGTCAATGCCTTACGCACTAATTGCAACCCGTCAACGCTTCAATATTTTTGCAGGAAATTACTAATGCAAACACCGATTCTGGGTGCGTCTTATGTCGCTCGCAGTATCAACGCTGCGGACAATAGACTTGTTAACCTTTTTCCCGAAATTGTCCCAGAGGGTGGCAAACAGGCCGCGTTCTTTAACCGCGCACCAGGTCTAAAGTTCCAACAAACCATCGGCACTGGTCCTATCCGAGCGCTATGGGCGCACCAGACCAACGGTAGCGACTTCTATGTTGTCAGTGGTACTGAGTTCTACAAAGTTACTGGATTGACCGCTACCCCCACTTTGTTGGGTACGGTCACGGGAACTGGTCCAGTCTCAATTGCTGACAATGGCACACAAATATTTTTAGCGTGTAACCCTGATGGGTTTATCTATAACGAAGTCACCAATGTATTTGCCCAAATCACTGACCCAGACTTTACGGGGGCTGTAACTGTAGCGTACCTAGATGGGTACTTTGTTTACAACGAACCAGACTCCCAAAAGGTGTGGGTAACTCAATTGCTTGATGGCTCTTCGGTTGACCCTCTTGACTTTGCGTCTGCTGAAGGCTCACCAGATGGATTGGTTGCCATCAATGTTGATCACCGCGAAGCGTGGTTGTTTGGTACTGACTCGGTTGAAGTCTGGTATGACGCTGGGTTGGCTGACTTTCCATTAACGCGCATTCAAGGCGCTTTTAACGAAATTGGATGCGTAGCAGCGTTCTCTGTCGCAAAGCTCGACAATGGCTTATTCTGGCTCGGCACAGATGCCCGTGGACAAGGAATCGTTTATCGCAACAATGGCTACACTGGGATTAGGATTTCTACCCATGCCATTGAATATGCTATTGCCCAATACGGCAACATTTCAGACGCTGTGGCGTATACATATCAACAAGAAGGTCATTCGTTTTATGTGCTGACATTCCCTACTGGCGATGCTACTTGGGTCTACGATGCCTCTACCCAAGCGTGGCATGAACGCGCAGGTTGGAACACCACCCTTGGTGAATTTACCCGTCACCGTAGCAACTGCCAATGTAATTTTGGTGGCAATACAGTAGTCGGTGACTATGAAAACGGCAACATCTACACACTTGATTTAGGCGTGTATGCCGACAATGGGGCTATCCAGAAATGGTTGCGGTCATGGAGAGCGTTGCCAACTGGCACAAATACCCTTAAACGGACAGCACAACACAGCCTTCAACTTGATTGTGAGTCGGGTACTGGCCTAAATACAGGTCAAGGTAGCGATCCAGAGATCATGTTGCGTTGGTCTGATGATGGTGGTCATACATGGTCTAACGAGCATTTGAGCAAAATGGGCAAGATTGGTCAGTATTACAGGCGCGTATTTTGGCGTAGGCTTGGCATGACTATGCAATTGCGTGACCGTGTTTATGAGGTATCGCAGACCGATCCAGTCAAAGCAGTCATTGTGGGCGCTGAACTATTGATTAGCCCTACCAACGCATAATGGCTACAACCAATATCACCCAGATCACGGCTCCCCGTGTTGAGCTTATTGATCCACGGTCGGGCTTGATGTCACGGGAGTGGTATCGGTTTTTTTACAATCTGTACACGGTTACGGGTGGCGGTGATGGCATAACGCCTGCAATCAATGGCGGTACAGGAATTGGGTCTTATTCGGTGGGTGACATCTTGTATGCCAATACCACAACGACATTGGCTAGACTTAATTCTGGGACGGTTGGTCAGGTACTTACCGCAAACGGTCCTAACACCGCGCCATCATGGGGGCTTTCCGTCAATACAGCCCCAGTCACCAAGACTGCTGACTTTACTTTAGCGGCTAACGAGTCTTGGGTAATCAACAACAAATCAGGATCGACTTGCACCGTTACCTTGCCAACGCCATCGGCTTACACTGGACGGCAAGTCACATTTAAGAATATGCAAGCGCAGTTTTTGGTGTCAGCATCAGCTAATGTTGTGCCAATTGACAGCACTTCGGCTGGGACAGCGATCCTTTTGGGTGTTGTGGGAAACTGGGCAACAATCGTGTCTGATGGCACAAATTGGGTCATTATGCAAGCGGCTTCCAACAACAACTTGCTATTGGAATAAGATGAGCTTTATTGAACCTGAGATCAAACACCATTTTGGCGGTGGGGTGTATGCTAAAGAAACATTTATTCCTGCGGGTAAATGGCTAATTCAACACACCCACAAATTTGATCATTTGTCAGTTTTGGCGCAAGGTTCAATTGAATTAATTGTTGATGGGGAGAAAAAGGTTATTCATGCACCTGCTTGTTTAACTATTGAAGCAAATACCCATCATGGCGTAAAATCACTTACAGATGTTGTTTGGTATTGTATACATGCAACAGATTGCACAGATGAAAATGAAGTTGATGAAGTAATTATTACTAATGTCAACCATGAACAAGTACGTCAAATTGCTCATTGTTTGAGCGAAGGAGTTTAATATGTCTTGGATGTTACCTACAGCAATCGCTGCTAGTTCATTACTTGGCTCAATGTCGGCAAGTCGAGGTGGTGGTGACCAAGCTGGCGCGACAACATACGCCGCTGATCTAGCCAATCAACAGTACAACCAGACACGCGCAGATCAAATGCCTTTTATGGAGGCGGGCAAAACCGCGCTTAATAAGTTGATACCTTTGGCAACAAATTACACGCCTTTTGACTATAACGCTATGACAGCAGACCCTGGCTATGGGTTTAGATTGTCTGAAGGACAAAAAGCCCTAGATCGACAAGCGGCGGCTCGTGGCGGTTTAATTTCTGGTAGCGCTTTGAAGGCGGCTACTCGCTACGGTCAAGACATGGGTTCGCAAGAATACAACTCTTCATTTAATCGTTACCTAGCGCAACGCAACGCAGAGTTAAATCCATTGCAATCATTGGCTGGCATGGGTCAGACCACAATGACAAATCTAGGCACGATGGGCGCACAAAACGCTGCCACTATGGGAAATTACGCTACTAGTGGCGCTGCGGCAAATGCGGCTGGTAATGTCGGTGCAACAAACGCAATTACTGGTGGTGTAGGTACATATTTAAATTACCGACAAGGAAATGCTTTGGTTGATGCTTTAAAACGCAATCAAGGTTATCGTACTACACCAACGCCATCGAGCATTTGGGATTCTACTAATCAGGAGTTTTAAATGGCAGTCGATCCATCCATAGCCCTTGGCGTTAAGCCATTACAAGTTGCTGATCCTTTGGCGCAGTATGCCCAACTTGCTCAACTTCAAGGATTCCAAAATCAAAACCAAGTTGCTCAAATGCAACTTGAAAAAGCTCGCCAAACTGACAGATATTTGGCAAACATGAGGGAGGCCATTATTGGCAATGGTGGTCCTGCTGACATGGCAATGGCTGCAAAACTCATGTCAACGCATCCTGATCCCAATGTGCAAATGCATGGCATTCAAATGATGCAAGCACAACAAGAACTAGCAGCGTTTAACAATAAATACAACCCACCTACTCGTGCTACGGGTGGCTTTGGTGGTGGCGCTCCAAGCGGTGAACTAGGTTCTGGCACATACGGAATTACTCCACCACCAATGCAAGCGCCTGTAAATGCATTAGCACCACAGACTGCGCCTGCACCTGCTAAAAATGCTTTGCTTGATACCAATGCTTTGCGTCAAGAATTGTTTGACTTGTCGCAATATCCTAATGTCCCACAAGCGAAGTTACGCGCAAGCATTATTCAAAAGCAACTTGAAGAGGCTTCAAAAGCGTTTGTTGTGCCTAACGTGGGATTGGTTAGAGGTTCTGGTGAAACCATTGTGGCTTCTGGCATGGCTCCCACCGACATCAAGCGTTTGACTACGGAGCGTGACGCATTGCCTGTTGGCGATCCAAGACGCAAAGTATATGAACAAGCCATTGCCGATATTGGTGCATCAAATCGAATAGCACAACAACGATTGAATCAAGAAGAAAGACATTTTCAAGCAGGTGGCTACACTTATGATTTGGATAGAGGCGTAAGAATTGACAGAAACGGAATTGCTACGCCATTAATGCAACAAGCGCCTACTGTTGGTGGCGCTCCTACCGTTGGTAGATTAGACGCTAGAACTGATCCTCGATCTTTAATGGCTACAGAATCTACTGTTGGTGGTGGCATTCCAACAGGGCGAGGGTCTGCTTTACAAGGAACACCAACTCAACCAGCAAACTTAATTCCATTAGGACCAAAGCCAGTTAGAGTAGCTCCTAATGAATTACGGGATGAAGTTAATGCTTTAACAAAAGATTTTAGAGTTGTGCAAGACGCGCACTCAAAAATTAAAAATGTTGCCAATACTGGTGCTGGTGATATGTCATTGCTATACAGCTTTGTTAAGTTGCTTGACCCTGGTTCGGTTGTTCGGGAAAGCGAATTTGCTGCCGCAGCTCAATCAGGCTCTTATGGTGAGCGTATACAAGGTGCAGTTAATAGAGCATTAACTGGACAAAGATTACCTGATGGTTTGCGTAAAGACTTTATTAGAGAAGCCGACAATTTATATAAATCCCAAAAATCTGGGAATGATCGAGTTGTTAAACAATATACAGAAATTGCAAAACGCGCTGGATTGAATCCAGAAGATGTAATAGTTCCATACGCAGCATCAGAAGAAGTTATTCCTGATACACCGCCCCCTGGTGCGGTAAGAAGACGAGGACAATAATCATGGCAACATTTGATGTAGACATTGGCGGTAAAACCTATGAAGTAGATGCGCCAAATGAGGCAACTGCTTGGAAATACGCAAAAGCAACGCATATTAAAAATGAACCAGAAAAATCATTTACAGCAGAAATGTTAAAAAATGCTCCATCTAGTTTGTATCAAAACACTATTGGTGGACTTGTACAAATTGCTACAAGCCCTGTACAAACTGCAAAAGGTTTGGGTAAGGCGGTAGTAGGTGGAGTTGAAAACTTAATGCCAGGCTCAATGCAAACATTGGGAATGGACCCAGCGCGTGTTAAGAGAGCGCAAGACGTAGCAAATGCGGTTGGTCAAGAATTTATAAGACCTTATAGTTCTGGCGCGGAATTTAAACAAACCATGCAAGAAGACCCATTTAGGGTTCTTGGTGACATATCTTTGTTAGCTACTGGTGGAGCAACTGCAACAGGAAGAATTCCTATGCTTGCAAATGCTTTAACAAAAACAGCATCAATCACCAACCCAATAAATGCCTTGATTAAACCAGTAACATTGGCAGGCAAGTATGTGCCAGAAGCTGTGTCTAGCGGTCTTGGATTATTAACGGGTGTTGGCTCTGACACTGTTAAAACAGCATTTAAATCTGGTTTAAAAGGTACGGAATCATTTAAAGAAAACATGCGAGGAGGAGTTCCTATTACGCAAGTTTTAGATGATGCAAAAACAAACCTTGCCACCATGAATGCCGCCAAGCAATCAGACTATCGGTCTGGCATGGTTGACATTGCCAATGACAAAACAATTCTTAATTTTTCTGGAATTGACAATGCGTTAACTGAGGCTGAAAAGTTTTCTAAGTTTAAAGGCAAAGTTATTAATGAGACAGCCGACAATTTATTGACATCAATTAAAAAGACTGTAGATGATTGGAAGAAATCAGACCCTGTTGATTTTCATACGCCAGAAGGTTTAGATCAATTAAAACAAGCTGTTTGGGGAGAAATTGAGAAATTGCCACAAGGGTCAAAACAAGCCTATACCGCTGGCAAAAAAATCTACGATTCCATTAAAACAGAAATTGGCAACCAAGCGCCAACCTATGCAAAGGTAATGAAAGACTATTCAGAGGCAAGCGATCTTGTCCACGAGATTGAACGTGCATTGTCATTAGGGCAAAAAGCATCGGCTGACACTGCAATTAAGAAATTGCAATCTCTTACACGAAACAACGTAACCACTAATTATGGGCAACGTTCTGCATTGGCAGAACAACTTGTTGCCCAAGGTGGCAATGAAATTATGCCTGCACTTGCTGGACAAGCTATGAGTACCTTTACTCCTCGCAATTTGGCTGGTCAAAGTGGCGCTGTTGGCGCAGGACTAGGGGCGTTTTCAAATCCAGCTATGTTGGCAGCCCTACCATTTATGAGTCCTAGACTTGTAGGCGAGGCGGCTTATGGTGCTGGCAATATTGCAAAAGCAATTGGTGAAAGTGGAGCAGTTCAAAATTATTTGTCTCCCACAATTGCAAACGCAAATCGATTTCGCGCACAAATTCCAATGACAGCAGAACAAGCAAAAATTGCCGCGTTGATAGCAGCTCAAGCAGGGCAAACGCCATACAGGATTGAACTCAATAACATGGCATCCAATAGGCCATAGTATTATCACGCAAGGACTAATTTATGGCATCACTGACCCCCACCCCCAAGCAACAGATTTACGGTAGCGATGGCGCACCGTTAGTCGGTGGCAAGATTTACACCTACTCTGCTGGCACAACAACTCCATTGGCAACCTACACAAATTCTGGTGGAGGAACAGCTAACACTAATCCAATTATTTTGAATTCGTTGGGTCAAGCTGATATTTGGCTAGGCACAGGATCGTACAAGTTCAGCGTATATACATCTGCGGATGTTTTGCTGTACACCGTTGACAACATTAGCGCCCCACTTGATTCTGCTGGATTAGCTACTGCGTTAAGTTCACCCACACCTATTGGTAACACTGCGCCAAACACTGGCGCGTTTACCACTTTGACCGCGACTACTGGCAATATCACTACAGTCAACGCAACCGCAGTAAACGCTACAACAGTAACGCCTACCACCCTTACATTCTCTGGTGGTGGATCAATGACTAGGCCACCACAAGCAGGCATTCAATCAATTACTGCAACAGCAGCGGCTAACGCTCTCACGGTCACATTAAATCCAACAACCTTAGACTTTAGGTCTTCCACTTTGACTAGTGGAGCGGTAGTGTCTCGAACAGTTTCGTCAGCTATATCTATGGTTGTGTCATCTGGTTCAACCCTTGGCACTGTTTCAGCAGTACAAAGTCGTATTGTTGTACTAGCAATTGATTATGCTGGCACAGTAGAGTTAGCGGTTGTCAACATTGCTGGCGGTAATGATCTTACTGAAACTGGCGTAATTAGCACTACAGCAGAAGGTGGTGCTGGCGGTGCGGATAGCGCATCCACCATTTATTCAACCACTGCGCGGACAAGCGTTGCGTATCGTGTTGTTGGTTATGTTGAAAGCACACAAGCCACTGCTGGTACTTGGGCAACTACACCTAGCACCATTCAAGGCTGTGGTGGTCAAGCATTGACCGCCATGAGTTCATTGGGGTATGGGCAGACTTGGCAATTGGTTACTGGAAGCAGGGCGCTGGCAACAACCTACTACAACACCACTGGCAGACCCATTACGGTTGTTATTTCAACAACAGGTTCTGTAGCTTCATCCTCGTCTAGTTTGTCTATAACGGTAAATTCAGTAGCAATTCTTACTCAAGGTCTTATTTATGGCGCAGGCGGAATTTCCTCTGGTCCTTCTGTAACATTTATTGTTCCATCTGGACAATCGTATTCTGCAACCGTTACTCAAGCCACTTTGACTATTTGGGCTGAACTCCGCTAAAGGAAAAATATGTACTACAAAGCCCCCGACAATTCTTTGCATTCGCTTGATTCTGTTGAGCATGAACACATGCTACCTTCTGGCTCAGTTCAGATTACAGATGCACAAGCACAACAAATAATTGAAGCCAATGCGCCAGTATTGACTTATGCCCAAAAACGCGCGTCTGAGTATCCACCGATTACCGATTATCTTGATGCAGTGGTTAAAAATGACCAAGCATCAATTGACAAATACATTGCCGACTGCCAAGCGGTCAAAGCTAAGTATCCCAAGCCATGAGTGATACCACCGAAACCCGTCTAGCAGTACATGAGGCGATTTGCGCTGAAAGATATAGTCGCATTGACGAAACACTGACAGCAGGCGAAAAGCGCATGACCAAGATAGAGTATTTGCTCTATGTGGTCATGGCGTGTGTGCTACTGGGGCCTGGTGTCGCTGCCACACTAATCCAAAAGTTTTTTGGTGTCTAGGATGTGTTCGATCCCCTAACAATTGGTCTTGCATTCAAAGCGATGCAAGGTGCTTATGATGGGATCATGTACTGTTGCGATGCTTTAAACCAAGGCAAGGTGGCGGTACAAAAGGTAAAAAAGGCAACGGATGACATCAAGTCAATTACCACCGAAGTTAGAGGAATCTGGGGATTCTTTGTCGGGCTATTTGGGATTAAAGCCAAAACGCCCACCGATGAATCCAAGCCTGTGGTCAAAAAGAAGGAAACCTACACCACTCACATCCCCAACGAGTCCGAAATCGTCCAACAGTTTATCGGACATTTAGGGGCATTTTTTCGCCATCATAAGGAGTTAACCGAATATGTGGAAATCAAATATGAAGAAGTATTTAGAAGCATTGATCCAGACCCTGAAGCGATTCTGGAACTCAGTGTTTACAAAAACGAACTAGATCAGAGCTACGTCAAGCTAAGTGGGATGATGCGTGGGGCAAGTGTGCCTTACCAACTAGGACCACTCTGGGAGAACTACAACAGCATCTATTCCAAGGTGCAAGCTGAACAGCAAAAACGCAAGGAACAAATTAGAATCAGAAGGCAAAAAGAATCTTATCAACGCGAAAGGTTTAGACAAGAAAAAGTGGAGCTTGGCATAGGATTGTTCTTGGTGCTGATCATAGTTTCTTGGCTTTATGCCGTATGGATAAATTCATTTACCGAGGGATTCTGATAATGCTTTGCGTAATTCTGTCTGTCATCCTGATCATTACGCCTGTGATGATTATGATGTGGATCAAGATACAGAAGGCAGAGATTCGGATTGAAAAGAAAGAGCGCCAGATCAACCGCCAGTTACAACAGTTAAGGGAAAAATAATGAATGACTTATTCAATCTTCTTAAAGGCATTGCGCCTACTCTTGCTACTGCTGTTGCTGGGCCTTTGGGCGGTGCCGCTGTTAGCGCTATTGCTAGTCGCTTGGGTGTTGGCGATTCTGTTGAGGCGGTAGCCAAGGCTATTGCTGGAGACCCGCAAGCCGCGCAAAAGATCGCAGAGCTTGAATTAGAGATGACCAAGGTGGCTGCGGATGCCATGAAGAACGAAGATAACAATGTCTCTACCCGTTGGAACGCAGACATGGCATCTGACTCTTGGTTGTCCAAAAATATTCGTCCTATGAGTCTTGTGGCCATCTTTGTGGGCTATTTCCTATTTGCCATGATGTCTGCCTTTGGCTTAAACGCTAATGAGGCGTATGTCACCTTGTTGGGGCAGTGGGGTATGTTAATTATGGGCGCGTACTTTGGTGGACGCACAGTCGAAAAACTTGCTGAGATGAAAAAGAAATGAATTTAAGCGATCACTTTACCCTTGAGGAAGCCACCTATAGCGAGACAGCTATACGGATGCACATCAACAATCAGCCAGATGAGCGCCAACTGGCAAACATGAAGGTGGCTGCCCAACACTTGGAGGAAGTGCGTAATGTCACTGGCCCTATGCGTGTTAATTCTTGGTTACGCCTGCCCGACGTTAATCTTGCTGTTGGCGGTTCTAAAGTATCCAGCCACATGGATGGTTGGGCTATTGACTGCTCTTCTTCTGCTCACACTCCTTACGAGATTTGTCAGCTTGTTATAAAGGCAGGCATCAAGTTCGATCAGATGATCCACGAGTATGGGCGATGGATGCACATATCGTTTGCGCCTGAGATGCGCCAACAAGAACTGACTATCTTCAAGCCAGAGGGCAAGTACAAGCAAGGCATTCTAACGGAAGCCCAATACCACGCTTAGTCTTTTTCTACGCTGAACCAGAGTACGGCAATAATTATTCCGACTCCGACAATAGCGCCAGACAACAACAGGGCAATAATGATTAGTATGCTTTCAAACATGGTCATCTCCTAGTTCTTTAAGGCGTTCCTCAAGCCTCCTGATGCGTTGGCGGTTGTACTCCACAACGCTGTTGGCATACTCTAAAGACTGCTCTGCTTGCATCTTAGATATGTAAGCCTCTCTTAATTCCTTGTTGATGATTTCTTCCAAAGTTCTTGGACGCAATACATCACGGATAAAGTTAACCAGTATTTCTCTATTGGTCATGCTTGTCCCCTTGCTCTGATTGCACCAGCACATTCGCTTGCTCCCTCACCCATGAATTCATATCTACCTTGTATGTCTATCCAAGATAGATAAAAGCCATCACAAATTTCTGCACACGCCTCACGCTCTTTCTCTGCTACCAGTTTTGCAAAATATTCAATTTCATGGTGCATCAGCCAACTATCTCCTAGTAAAAATCCAAGGTCTGATTGTTTAGCCATCTCAATGATTTCATCTTGTGTCATAGCATTGCATAGTTGCGTTTAGATGGCTTGATTCTGTCAGCCAAAGCATAGACATAGAACCGCTTGGGTTTTACGCTCTTTTTAGCCATTTCACGCTCTGCTGTTAGCGCTTGTTGGCTCTTTGAAAAATCCCAAAACTTTGGGTAATAGGTTTTGAAGAAATCGGGGTGAAATGCGTTCATGTGTTCTTCTCCTTGAGTGGTTGGATTGACCGCTTTAAGTATTCTTCTTGCCGCTTCCTTGCCGCCTTCATGTGAATAAGCATCTTCTCAATTTCTTCAATTGAGTACAGCCCGTCAGGAATA